TTTCTTCAGTTGATTCAGTTTCTTTAACTTCATCTTTAGTGTCTTCTTTAGTCTCTTCAACAGACTCTTCTTTAGTTTCTGTAGATGCTAGGTTCTCGTAGATGTCTCTAGACTTCTCTACAACTATTTCGTGAAACATTTGTTCTGCTTTATCATTTTCTTCGTTGATAAGCAATTCCAACAATGATTCGAACTTATTGCTTGGTTGTGTCATATGACTCGTGCTCCTTTTTAATTTCGGCATTAAACTTAATTAAGTAATACATATTTAACAAGGAAGTCGCATTTAGGGTGTTCTTTATGACAAAAACGGTGGATTTTTGGTAGGTCTTAATTAAAAACGTAGTTGTAAAGTATGTATCTTAAGAAACTCTTCGATATCTACGTGCTTTATATTTTTATTCCACTCCAAATCGTTAGGACGGAACCATCCCTTTGGAGTTACTCTAATAAATTCTATGCCTGGATGGTCTTTTAAGACTCGTTTGGTCTGATTCATCCAGTTGCCAAAAAAAGTTGCATCTTCATTAGATTTTTTATAGTTTCTTGTGTCCTTAAACAAGTTATTAAACTTTTTATTCTGCTTTTCTGAGTGTCCTTCGTAATCAAAACCTAGTATGTAGATAGTTTTTGGTTTGTATTCAGCCGCATACTTCAAAGCAGTAGGACCTGATGACCAACCCAACGATGGTTGAAAGAATTGTACTTTTTCCATTATCTTAGGATGTTTTTCGTACATAGCATTATAGTTTGACCATACTATATTATTGTCCATATAGTCACTCTCTGCTATTTCTAACAGCATTTTAGGATCAACAGCAACTAATACGTCAGGGGTATCGGAACGATAGACTCCGTTACAGGCAAACACTTTGCCTAGTTTCTTTAATTCCTCGATCTGGATGCCCTTTCGAGACTCTCCATTACCTAGTACAAATGCAACTTCCATTACACTTATAATGTGTCTTCTGTTGGTGGTGCTCCATACATCTTCTGGACGAAGATGGCTTCTTCATGCTGTTGAGTATCATGCTCTTCTGCAGATAATCTAATATCTTTGATGTCTTTAAGTGATAGTCTTGTTTTTCTGGTGTCTGCTTTATCTAATATAGAAATATCTTGGTCAGGATTGTAGTTTTTATCCTGCTCAAAGCCGTCTTCACCATATCTAAAGAATTCAAATAGTTTCATTTTCTATATTTAACCTTATAATGTGTTTGTTCCGCCCGGAGTTGGAGGTGTTCCTCCTGGTGTTCCTCCACCGCCACCTGGTGTTTCTCCTTCTGGTGGTGGTGCTCCATCTGGTGCTTCAGGTTCTTCAAATTGATCTAGGTCACTTGATATTCCTGCTTGTGATACTCCGCCGCTTCTTAATTGTGTTGATTTAGTTTGTGATTTTTGCGATACTGCATTTTCTTCTGCCCATAGATCAGCATTTCTTGCCATTTCTTCTTCTGAAAGACCAAGATATCTGCTTAATGCAAATCTTTTACTCATGTAAGGTAAATCTGCAACTGCTGTGAATGTGTTTACTCTTGCTTGATCCATTTCTGTTTGTCTGTATGCCGCAAAGTTTTGTGGTGGGTTAAATTTAATTTCAAACATACCATTATCTAAATTGTAACCTTTGTTTTTAACCCAAATTTTAAATTCTTGATCAAATGCTGGCGATAACATTGATTGCAATCTCATACAATACTTGTTAAATCTTAATTCTTGGATGTATGCTGTTCCAACTCTACCATCATTGTATTGTTGTCCGCCATCCTCTGCTCCAGTTGGTAGATAAGAACTTGGAATTCTTAAACCTCTGAATAATTTGTTTGTAAAAAATCTTAAATCGTCTATTTCACCTAAGTTAGTACCACCTGGCAGTGTATCTACTTTAGATCCTCTACCTTCTGCTGTTTGTGGAAAGAAATAATCCTCGTTAATGCTCATAGGATTGTATGTTGCATCAACATAGTTGACACCACCTGATGTGCTTGGAATTCTTCTTTGATTAATTTCATTTTTAACTCTCTCAACGAATTGCATCGCCAAGTGTGTTGGCATATTACCTACGTCAATATAGAACACTCTTCTTTCAGGTGCTCTTTGAACTCTGTAAATGATAATTGCGTCTTCCAGTAATTCTTTTTGCTTGTAAACCTTGAATACTTGTTCTAGCACTGACTGTCCAAACGGAAATAAGTTATCTAAACCATCTGACATTGTTAAATGAATTACATTTTCTGCATTAATACTGTATTGATTCATCGTTCTGTAGAATCTTCCACCAGCCGCGGCAGTAGAGGCATTGGTCATATTAGATCCTTGACCTGCTCCTGCATATTGTTGACTACCTGCACCACCAGTTGTTCCACCGCCACCGTAAACTTGGTTAGGTGTTATTGATGTTGCACTTAATCTTTGTAAGTTTGGATTGATATCTCTAATGACATACTGTTCAGGCTTTTTGCCATCTGACTCGTTAACAACAATTCTGTCAACTTTTGCATTATCGATGTAAAGCCATTTGTTTGTTTCGGGATCTCTAACAAAGAAACAATCTCCGTACTTCAATGCATTTCTAAAAATTCTAAAAATTCTTTTTGAAAACTGATTTGCTGTTGTCCATTGCTGAAGTGCTTTCTTTAAAAGTTTAACTTCGTGACTAGTAACTTCGTCCTTGAACACAATGTCGAACGGTGTTTCGTTCTCTGTATTTTTTTGTGAACAAAATTCTGCAAGTATGTCTAGTGCCGCATTGATTTCTGAATCCGAATCCATTTGATCATATTGAAAATATCTTTGAATTCTATTTGGGTGTCCTGTATATACATCAGGTAGATACGAAGAATAATTTCTCTTCGCAAAATTGGGTCTATTATCTCCTGAAATAGGAGAAAGGTTCGCGTCTTTAAAATATTTTTTCCAAGCCATAACTTATTATACAATACTTTCACTCTTGTTTGCAAGTCTTCTTTGTGTTTTATCTGTATTTCTTGCAATATCAGTATCAATACTTACCAACGTATTTACGTTCTTATTAAATGTTTTCATTTCGTTAACAACTGCGGTCATTTTAGTATTCATCGCATTAAATGTAGTATTCATTGACATTAATGCTGTGTTGTCCCCACCGGTTGCTTGGCTAGAAAGGTAAGAATCTGTTTCTGCTTTGGTTAGTACTCTTTCACCTGCATGAATCGTGGACAAATTATCATTAATTTCTCTTAAATTACCGGTTGTTCCTACTGTTCCTCTGGCTTTTCCGTTCAATCCAAGTTTTTCAGCGGCCATATCATCGTAATCAGATGCTCTGAACAATCCGTAAACTCCTCCTAGTATTCCGCCTATCGCGGCACCTACTGCTGTACCAACAACTGGAACAACAGATCCTATCATGGCGCCTGTTAATGCACCACCGGCCGCACTTGATCCTACTCCTAATGCTTTGCCGGCTGTTGAATCTGCCTGGTCTGCTATGTTGCCTCCCATGGCCATAGTACTAACACCTACTGCTCCACCGCCTACCTTGGCAACATTCTTTAATCCTTTGCCAAAACCACCACCACCCATTCCTCCAGGTCCTAACGGTGCCCAAAGTTTTAATGCGGCATAAGTTCCTGCCGTGATAGGTGCAGTTTCTCTTAACATACTGCCAGCGGTTGTTACAATTTCTTTAGCGGCGTATAAAGCAGTTTGGGTTCCTTCACCCATTTTTTTAATGTCTTCTGCAAGACCATTCATTGTATCGTTTAATGATCCAACACCGGTTCCTAAAAAGTTTCCAATAAATTTTAAGAAACTTGTTTCAGTTCCTTGGAATGCACTGGAAAGATTTTTAGATGCGTTTTGAAATTCTGTTAATTCTTGTGTAAGTTTATTTGCCGCTTCTCTTTGTTCGTCTGTTGCTCCGGTAGTATCTAGTAGTGATGTTGCTAATTTATTTGTTCCAACAAACATTCCATCAATGAATTCCACCTGACCAGTTTTTGCAACATCTCTAAACATTTCTTGAGATTTCGTTGCTTCAATTTTTAATAGTCTCATCGCTTCAACGTTATCAATTCCGCCTGCTTCTAATTGTTTAATAATTGCTGTTGCGCCTGGCATATTTTTAACAAGGTCCTGTGCCGCTTGAGTTACTGGTACTCCACTTGTTGCTATTAGATCTTGCAATCCTGTTGATAGTTCAGGAGCAATAGTACCAATACCTGCCGCAAATAATTGTGTTTGTTCTCTGATAGCCGGTGACATATCCCCTAGTGCCGCTAAAAATCTAGCATTAGAAAGTTGTGCTTCCATTTCGTCAGCAATAGCATCTCTCTGCTGACCTGTTAATTTTGCTAACCTGTCCATTTGTTTGATTAGTGATGCACCCGCGGCAATTCTTTGAGAATCATTCATCTGCTGAAACAACCCAGATCTTCGATTAAGTGTAAATGATGTTAATAGTTGTTCATTCAATTGTTCAACCGTAAGTCCTAGTGGTGCAAGGTCTTCGATATATGTCGATCTTAATTGTTTTGATAGATTAGAAAATGCTACTGCACCTTGAGATGTTGTTCCAAACAGTTTTGCAAGTTCTTCTGAATTTTTTCCAATTAGGTTTGCAAAATCGTCTAGAGGTAATCCTGCTCGAGCGGCAGTTTCTCTCATGGTGATTAGGTTTTGACTGAATGATGCTCCAACATCAGACAGAGTTCTGTACATATCCAGACTAGATCCAACAACACTACCTACTCTGGCAAACATTTCTCCTATAGGACCAAATGCTTTTAGAGTGTCCGTGAAGTCTTGTATTTGACCTGTGCCTTGATATATTGCCGATCCAAATTTACCAGCAAATGATGATGTTGTTTCTAATCCCTTACCAAACTTAAATGCCATTGCCTCTGACATACCCATTCGTTTACCGAACTTGCCAAAGTGCCCTTGTAGGTTAGTTGATGCTTTTATTAATTCTTCTCTGCTTTTAAGCAGTTTTTCCAGTGATTTCTTCTCTTCTGCCGAAACACCCTTGGATGCTTTTGCAGATCTGTCCAACTCCTGCCTGAACTTTTTGAGGTCAGCACTGCTGAAAGCCTCATTGAGCATCTGTTTTAGTTGTGTTTCATCCATAGTTTAATACCACCATTATATACGCACATAAATATAGACATACATACGTTAACAAAGTATATTTATAGAAGAAGAAAATGGAAGAAAAAACAAACCCTTTAGCAAAATTTTATAGACAGCCAGCAATCTATATAAAGTTCCCATCTGGCGGAAAGTACTATACCGATGACATAGTAACACCAACTGAAACCGGCGAACACGCAGTATTGCCCATGACAGCCAAAGATGATCTAGCATTTAAGACACCAGATTCTATGATGAGTGGACAATCCACAGTAGATGTGATTAAATCATGCATTCCTGATATCAAAGACCCATGGAGACTTGTAAACTATGATGTAGACACTGTTTTAATAGCAATCAGAATTGCAGGTTACGGTGAAAGCATGGAAGTGAGCACCCAGGTACCGGTAACAAACGATCCAATAAATCATTCAGTTAACTTACCCTCTATGCTTGAGACAATACACAACAAAAAAATTGAGGAACAAGCAAATTTGGCAAACGGAATGAAAATAAAAGTAAAACCGTTGACTTACAAAATGATGACTGACACACAATTAAAAACATTTGAACAACAAAGAAAATATATGCAGGTCAATTCATCAACGTTGAAAGACGATGACAAAGCAAGAATGTTCAATGAAAGTTTTAAAACATTAACAGAACTAAATTCAAAATTGCTGTTGTCTAACATTGAAACAATAACTCTACCTTCCGGTGACGAAGTATCTGATTCAGCACAGATAAGTGAATTCATTGAGAATGCAGATGCAAAATTGGTTCAAGAGTTAGAAGCCGCATTGATCAAAATAAGACAGCAAGGTTCACTGAAACCTATGACAGCAAAATCCACAGAAGAGCAAATTAAGAAAGGTGCACCGGCAACATACCAAGTACCTATCACGTTTGATAACGCAAATTTTTTCGGATAAAGTTGCTGACACTCACGGAGTCTGACATTTTATCATATTTCAAAGATTTAGACAATGAATCAAAAAACATTAAACACGAACTGCTTAAAATATGCTGGTATATGCGAGGAGGCGTAACGTGGCAAGAATCTCTAAACCTTTCTGTAGAGGAGAGAAAAATTATTGCAGACATAATAAAAGAGAACTTGGAAACTGCCAAGAAAACCGGACAACCATTTTTTTAGAATTATAGTATACTATAATGGAACACAGACCTCTTTAAATAAATGAACATATGTCGACCAGCGATCTAGTCCTAGAACTTAAAAATACAATCAAAGACCTAACACTTGAAAAGGAACACCTACATCAGGCAGTTTCTCAAAAAGAGAGTCGTAACAAGCAGATACTCATACGATTAGAAAATGCTACCAAAGACGTAGACCATGTCGGCAAACACGCCGCGGGCGTAAAACAAGAAAACGAGGAACTAAAACTTAAGGTCGCAACACTAAAAGCAAAACTGGAAACCACGGAAGAAGTGTTAAAACTAGCAAAAGAAAAACTTAAAGATTTTGAGCCGGATAAGGAAGTAGAATTGACTGACGAGGATGTTTCCAATATTGAAGAATCAGAAGAACCGGAATTAAAGTCAGTACTATCAGAAAAATATAACAAAGTCGACGACGAAGAATAATCATATCAACTAAAAGATGTCTAAAGACATCTAAACTTTCGCTTACGCTCAGTTTACTTCTAATTTACGCAATCTCGAAAATAACTTTTAACGCAACTTAACTGTTGCGTACTCTGTGGCAGATGAGTAGTCATAATTCGGCTATTTCTAGCCGAACCAACTTTGAAACCCTGTGGCGAGTATCGTAGTCATTATGTATCGTTGCTTTCGCCGGGCGGTTGTGCTGTACCCGTTAACTCATTCATCCAACGCGAGCCTACCAAACCCTTACACAATAGTATTTGGTAAACCTGAGGTTTATCTTTTTCTAAGAGCCTCATCATTTTTTGCTGTTTGCATCATGGGATTCGCCTGTGTTGTTACACCGTAACTCCCTTATGTACGAAGATGCTATATCTGCCTGTGAGAAATTTTAATTTGCTGTGTTGCCTATCAGTAGTATATAACATAAACATTTTTTCAGGTCAACCTTTTTGGCTTTAAATAGTAATATGCAATGGACGTACAAAGAAGAAATAGTAAATGAAGTACCAGAAGGTGTAGTTGGGTTTGTATATCAGATCACAAATACAACCAACGGTAGGAAATATATTGGTAAAAAGTTAGCAGAGTTTAAAAAAGCAAGACCTCCGTTAAAGGGAAGAGTGAACAAACGTAGATACACAGTGGAATCAGATTGGAAAGAGTATTTTGGTTCAAGTGATGCTTTGACAGAAGATGTCCAAAAACTTGGTAAAGATAATTTTACACGAGAAATACTTTTTTATTGTAAATCCAGAGCAGAACTATCCTACATAGAAGCCAGAGAACAGTTTGCACGTAAAGTTCTTGAAACTGATGATTATTACAACGGTCATATCAGAGTGCGAATACACGGATCTGGAATTATCAGAGAGAAAAAAAGCAAAGGTATTCTCGAGTCGTAAAAAAGCCTGCACAACATAATTGCACAGGCTTTAATGAGATCTCAATAATTAAAAATTACGCCGCTGTCTTCGCCGCGTTTTTAACTTCTTGAATTTCTTTTCTTCTCGATTTGATCAATTTTGAAAGAGATGCTAATGCCTTTCTTGCTCTTGTGGCACTCGCTTTAACACCCTTCTCTGTGAATTTTTGATTCTCTTCAGAGTAAGTTTGAATCTCAGTCATGATCTGTTCATGTGTTTCTGACATAATTATATCCTTCTTTATATTATTAATTAATATATCTTTTATTAAAGCACGTATGATCTGGTTTTGTCAAGTAAAATCTAAACAATAATATCCACATCATTTTCATAATTGGTAAAACCGTTCTCTTTTACTACTTTCAGTACAGAATTCACTCTGCTTACCAATTCATCTTTGTGAGATATTAGGAAAATATTCTTTTGCTGTGTTCTACTCATGTCTTTTAATACAGCAATAGAAGATTCAACACCAGATGCGTCCATACCAGCATCTACCAATTCATCAATGAACAACAAGTTGATCTGTTGATAAAGTGATTCCCATACATCTCTAAATGCCCAACTCAAAGATAATATTAATCTGTTTCTTTCGCCTCTACTCAAATTATCAAAATCAAGTTCTCTACCTAGTTCTTCAATACGCACAGTCAAATCACTTTGGAATGTAACCGTGTGTGGAAGTTTTACTTGTCCTAGATAGTATGCTAAACGTTGATTTAGATATGTTAAGTTCTGTTCAATAATTCTTGTTCTTATAAATGAATCTTTTGCTGTTAACAGTTTATATAAAAAGTCTTGGTGTCTGTTTAAATCTTCAAGTTCATTTATAATTGTATAATCAATTTTTTGTATTGCAGATTTGTTTAGTTCTTCTACCTGTTCTGCATAAGGATCTTCTTTGGTTTCGTTTTGTTCTAGTTGTCTTTGTAAATCTTTTAATGAACCTTTGTGATTGTATGCTTCATCAATACTGTCATAATAGGTATCTGGAGTTTGTCCCAAGTCGCCAATATCATCAATACTTTTTTGTACAGTAGCAATATCGGTTTTTGCTTTTTCAAAATCTACTTTACTTTCGGTAAGTGTAGTAACTAGATTATCAGTTAGTTGTTTGTGTTTTTCGTCATGTAATGATTGTTCACAAGTTGGACATTTGGCCTGTTCTGCAAACTTTAAATCAGATTCAGTTTTAGTTACATTTGTTTCTGCCCTAGTAAATGCATCTTCATGGTATGCTTTTTCTTTTTGCAAACCCATCAGTTTCAAATAATCTTCACTGTGCGATTGTGCTTTTTTGTGTGCTTCTAATTCTGCCTTGATATCTACTTTTTCTAGTTCTGCTATTGCTTGAGCAAAGTTTACAGAATCTTGATCTTTTTGACTTTGCCATGCACTAGATCTTATTTTTAAACTTTCGATTGATTCTTGTATTTTTTCATTAGAGGCGTTTTTTGCATCAAGTTTTATTTTTTCTTCTTGCAACTCGTTTTTAGTTGATTTTATTTGCTCTTTTAAAAGATCCGACTTTTCACTTAAAAGTGTTATACCAAGTAACTGTTCGATAATTTCTCTTTGTTCTCCTTGTTTAGTTGCAAGGAACGGTAAAGTATAAGTGTTTAGTGCAATTATGTTTTTAAACATGGCATGAGTCATACCAAGTAATTTGTTTATTTCTTGTTGTGTTTCTCTGTTCTCACCTTGTGCTTCGTTACTCTCTATATTTTGCTCTATTTCGTTTGCATAAAATCTAAACACTTGAGGTTTTCTACCTCTTTCAATAGTATATGTGATATTGTTCTTAACAAACGATACAGAAACCATCATGCCTTTTTCGTTTGTTTTGTTTACAAGATTATCTCTTCTGATACTTGTTAATGCTTCTCCGTAAAACACATATGATAGTGCGTTAATGATTGTAGTCTTACCAGTACCATTTCTAGCACCAGCATCATCACCGCCCAGATCCATGTTTTCACCAATTACTAGAACAAGGCTTTTGTTATCAAAATTAATACCTTGTGCAGTATTACCTACACTCATGAAGTTTTTTACTGATAATGATTTAATGGTTAACATCTAAATTCCTATAAATTGCCATTAAGATGTTTTTGTCATAAGTTTCAGAATCAACACCTTCTAATTGTTTTAAAACAATTTGATCCACAGAATCAAACTTTTGCACTTCAACAAGTGGTTGTTGTGCATTATCTACTTGTTCTGGTATTAGTTGTAATTCTCTTAAACTATATTTGTCGATGAATGTTTCTCTAATAAAATTTGCTTCTTCGTAACTTATTTTGATATCTAACCCAACTCTAACGTACATATTTTTGTCTAATAAATCATCTGCATTTTTTAACAGTTCACTTATTTTAATATGTCTGTACTTTGGACAATCAGGCCAATTAATATACTTAGGCTCACCACCCCACTCTAATACCATCATTCCTCTTTCGTCATCTCCGGCATCTGCGTAGTTGTGGGGAAACGCATTACCCATATAAGTTACATTCTTCATCTGCTGTCTTTTATGAAAATGTCCCGAAAATACTTTTTCACATCCTGCGAAATGATCTGTTTTAATTGTGCCAACATCAGGCATATCAATCATTGCATTCATTTTAAAGTATGGTAGTTCAAAGTGTCCAAACACATATTTCTTTTTCATATTTGCAATCTTTTTCCATTCGTCTCCTACAATCCACGGAATGATTGCAACATCGTCATCTTCCACCCATTTGTTAACCATTATAATATTTGGAATATTTCTAATAAATTCCATAGAGTTAATTTCTCTTTTTTCTCTGTAGAATAAATCGTGGTTACCCATTATTACATAAACTTTTTCAAATGCCGCACCCAATCTTTCCATATTAGATACAGTATAGTTCATTGTGGAAACATTTGTCGCTGATCTATGATGATGCCAATCTCCTAAAAATATACAAGTGTCGCACCCTTCTGCTTTGGCTTGTTCGATAAACCAATAAATGAATGATTCGCAATCATCGTTGTGTACTCGAGAATTACCTTTTAGTCCAAAATGTATATCAGTAAAACAAGCAACCTTTTTAAAAAAAGCCATGTTACTTCTTACCTCTAGTACCCCAAGTTTTTAGTACGGGAGGTTTTATATCTTCGGGTTTTATATCTTTGTATTTTAACATCTCGTGCTCATCATCATGGAGTGTATCGGTAATTTTTTTATCGTCGTCCTCATCTCTCATTTTGTTTCTTTTTTCTTTTTTTAATTTTTTGTTTAGTTCTTTAATCGATGTCTTTGTTGCCATTCTTACTGAACCATGCATACTTTTAACTTTATTTGCATATGAAACGTTGCCAAACTCGTTTGCATTCTGTCTAGTAAATGATGGCTTCATGTGTTCTTGTTCTAACAAATCATCTCTTATGTTTTGATTTTTCTTTTCAATGTTTAATATCCTAGTAAATGAATTTGTTATTGCCGCGGTATAATATGCAAACGGATTCTCCGATTTTGATTCATCAAACTGTAGACCAATTTGTGATAATTGCATCAATGCTTGTGATTGCATCTCGTCATTATAAGTATAACCTCTCCAGTTTGCTCTTGTACCGTAACGTTCACATAATTTCATAAACATTTTTGCAAGTTCGTTTGTAATCTTTCCACCATCTAGTTTAAAGTTACCATTTGACATACCACCTTCCCAGTGTGATTTTCCTACACAATATAGTTTTCCTTTTTTATCAATCTTATAATGCTGATAAGGAGGGAAGTTAACTTTGACGTGTCTGTCTGCTACAGACTTTGGATTTCTTTTTCTAGTAGCATCTTCAGGTATATGATCAAATGACATAACTCTAAATACTAAATCAGTTTTATCAATTTTTCTAGGCGAAACAGTAAAGTCAGTTAATTTAATTTTTTTCTGACCTTCTTCTTTTGCTTTTTCCCATGCTTCCTGTGTTAATTTTTTGGCCCTTGTTTTTTTAGCCATTGCAATGGATCTGATATTAACTTTCTCCTTTGCAGGTACAATGACATCAAAAAACTCATCACCTTCGTCCACAAATGAACTAAAGGTCATTTTGCTTTTGTGTATTTGTATTAATAAATCTCTGTTGTTTAAGTACTTTACTCTTCTCATTTTTCCTTGCTTTTTGCTATTGCTGTTATAATTGTTGTAAAGTCGACCACAAACAGGTCTGTTAAAGTGTGCCGTAACGGGAATTAAATACGCCTAAAATTGTGCCTATAAATATAGTTAAAGTATACAATTATTAAATTGAAAACGCAACCGGAAAAATATGGCAGATATAGAAGATAAATTTAGTCCCGATAAAAAGACCCTAACAGAGGTGTTTAAATCCAGTGGGGGTAACATTTTTAGCAGAACACTAGGTCGTTTATTTGGCGCAGGTTTACCACCAGGCGGTGAGGGACCGATGTCAGCAAACACAACAGCAAAATGGTCTAGAAGATCAAAGCAAACAGATTGGAGAGTTAAGTTAACTCTACGTCAAGGAGAGGATATGTACAATTTCTTTTTCAATGGCGGTGGTAAAACAGAATCACAATCAAAATCAAATATATTGGGACCACTGGCAGAAGAAGGCGGAATTATATTTCCATTAACACCTTCAGTTATTTTACAACACAATGCAAATTATAATCCATTAGCAACAACCCATGCAAACTATCCATTTTATGCATACCAAAATTCTGAACCTGCAAACATGACAATAGTTGCAGAGTTTCCAGTACAGAATCAACAAGACGCATTATATTGGGTAGCAACATTACACTTTTTAAGAGCGGCAACAAAAATGTTTTTTGGCGGAGAAGAAGGTGATGCAAACAGAGGAAACCCTCCACCGATATGCACACTCAATGGATACGGAAATCATGTATTCAAAAATATTCCTTGTGTTATCAGTACATTCACTTGTGAATTAAGAGAAGGAATAGATTATATTTCTACAAGTCAAATGGGAATGGGCGGAGCAATGAATTCAGGAGCAGACACAATGAATCCAAACGAGATGAGAGCAATGGATCAAGATAGTGCTCTTCCTGAAACGTGGGCACCAACACAAAGTTTATTCACAATACAATTACAACCAGTGTACTCTAGAGATACAGTTAAGAAATTTAACATGAAAGATTTTATATCTGGTGATTTACAAAACAAAGACGGAATAGGATTCATTTAATGGCAAAATATTCAAACACTTCTCCGTACCTTAATACTGAACAAACAGATACACACCTAGGTATTTTTAATCCTAGACCTATAACAGGTGGTGCAGATGATATTCAGTATGAGATTGATAGAATATATGCATACAGACCAGACTTATTGGCATTTGACTTATATGGTACTCCAAGGTTATGGTGGGTGTTTGCTCAACGAAATCCAAACGAAATAGAAGATCCAATATACGACTTCAAACCAGGAACTGTAATAAGAATACCAAAATTAAGTAATTTGCAAAACGATCTAGGATTGTAAAATGGCAGATTTCACTTCCGCAGAAATTCAAACATTCAAAAAAATGTCGTACGATGAGAAGATGGCGTACTTCAAAGAACACAGAGTAAATTTATTTGCTTTAGATTTAGAAACAATAGTTGCATCTGACATAGCAGAAGCAACAACGGCAGACTCGGCATCCGGAGCCACAGTAGAAGAAAAACTTGAAAACAGCAACCTAAGTCATATTCATAAAAATTCTTACAAGAATAATAAAAGTTTACAGAACAAAACTGAAGAGTTTATACACGATATAGAATCTGAAACAGTCAAAGAAGTAGATACATCAGAAAATTCAAATTTTGTTGAATCTAAAAAAATGTATAGTAATAGATACCAACAAAGTGAAAGACAATTTACTCACACTAATGTATTACACCAATTTGCAAGTTACAACTACATTTGGACATTGTCGGGGTTGACCGAAGGCGACGTGAGATTTCCTGCTAACATAATAACTCAAACACCACACGATATTATTGCAAAATCAGGTGGTATAGGAACCGGCGGAAGTTTTAGTAAAGAAAATTTTGTTAAATCAGAGTCTGGAGGAAGTATACACGAAAGTAGAGCCAACGCAGAAAAAGAAGATGCGGCTAGGAAAGCATACGAACCTTATAGAAAGTTTTCTTCTGATATATTAAAAGACAATCATGATATCTATTTTGAAAGAATAAACATAGAAGGAATTCATGCACCCAACGAAGATAGAAAACTAATGAATTTTACCAAGATAGAATTTGAGATGACCGAACCATTTGGTGTAACATTATACGAAAAATTACGTGGAGCGGCTCTTAATTGTGGTTACATAGATCACATGGATGCACCATTTTTATTAACACTAGAATTTGTAGGGTATGATTCAAAAGGCAATGTAGTTAAAGGTGTTCCGGGGTTAACAAAAAAACAATATCCAATTAAACTAGTAAACTCAACAGTTGATATAAATCAAGGAGGTTCAAAGTATACTTTGACTGCTGTACCTTACACAGAGTTTGCAATGGTTAACAGATTTAACTATGTTAGAGGACCGATCGAAGTAACAGGAAGAAATATAGCAGAACAGTTTGAGGCCATAGTAAACGGCATAGACAAAATACAAGATACTGAAATAACAAAAAAACAAAGAGAATTTAAAGACGAATACAGAATAACATACGATCCTTATTTTTCAGGTCAAAAAGTAGAATCGTCCGGGGATCCTATGACTTTCTGGAATATTGGAAAATTTGATTTGCCGCCTATAGGATCAAAGAAAATTGATTACAAAAAGTTTGAAGGTGTTGATGTTGGATTACAGAATGCAATTATAAAAAATACTCCAGCAATCAAGGCTTTACAAATGAAAGATAATTCATCAATACCTGCAACAATTGAAGCCATAATGATGCGTACTGATGCATACAATGACATAGCAACAGACTTTGTAGAAAAGTATTGGAAAAAAACTATGGATGCATCACAAAGACCAGAATACAAAGGTGGTGTGCCAGGTTCGGCCGACAAAGCAGTTATGAAAGAGTATGTGCCATGGTTTAAAATTATTACCAGTGTTTACACACATTCTGATTTAGATGGTATTAATAAGATGCATAGAAAAACAATACACTATCACATACAACCATATCTTATACATATAGGAAATTTTGTTGCACCAGGGTTGACCGGTGCAGGCAAATGGGGGAAATTAGTTAAGAAAAAATACAATTACATCTATACAGGTCAAAATTTAGATGTACTAGATCTAAACATCAATTACAAGTATGCATTTTTTCAAGCAAGAATGTCTGATGCTAATACACTAGATCATGACAGTAAAGAAATTAAAGATTTTAATGACAAGAAAAAAGATAAAACAATAGTAGGCAGAGATGGCGTATATGGAAATGAATTGTTTGGAGTCAGAAGTCATCCAGTATCGTCGGGTTCGGTCAATAACGGAGAGTCTGACAGCGATAAAAAGTCTGCAAAAACAAGAGAGTTTTATGATTATCTAACTAATCCTTTAGCAGACATGATAAAAGTAACAATGAATATAATGGGTGATCCAGCATGGATAGGATCGGATCAATACATACCAATGGCATACGAGCCAAACTATGATCCAAAAAATCCTGTTATGGTATCTAAAAAATGGGGAACCATAAAAGGAAACACATGGAGCGAAGAAACAGGATCATTCTCTCTTGACGAAGCAGAGCCTTTATGCACACTTGATTTTAAATTTCCAACAGACTTTAATGAAAAATCAGGAAAATATAATTTTGCCGAATCAGGAAAAGATGTTAGGTTTTCGGGATTGTATAAAGTATATAAAGTAGACAGCAACTTTGAAGAAGGAAGATTTACACAAGATATTCATATGATAAGAATTAAAAACCAGGGTGGAGTAAATGCAACAACATATCCTTCTATCGAACCTGAAATTCCTAAAGGTGATACATCAAAGAAAACAAACGGTACGTTTTCATACAGTGAAAACGCACAATCAAGATGGCATCCAGATGGACAAATGCACACAGTTGCAACACAGCCTCATGAACCTGGTTCAGATGATATCACTATCGAAGATGCAAAAATTATGATGAACACAGATCAATTCCAACACACAGTTTCGGAAGGTGTGAAACACACAGTAGAAACTAAAGGCAACAAGCACGATCCTTTGGTAAAACAAAAAACAGCACAGTACAACAACAAAAGAATTATGATTGATCCAAAAACAGGTAAACCTTACGGTCATGTGTTAGGAGGATTATAAGCAGATGGCAAATATTCATTTAAGTGGAGATGTAGCAACTACTAAAGCACCAAAAAAAGAAGAGTCGTATACAAGTATAGATTCGGGTCCTTATGTTGCTATTGTAAAACAAAATTATGATCCAGAGAAAATGGGTAGGGTTAAAGTTGTTATCCCTGCTCTATCAAAAACATCTGAGCCTGCACAATCTGATCTAATAACTTGTCAATATCTAACACCTTTCTATGGTGTAAAAAGTTTAAACGCAACTAACAAATCTGATCCTTATGATTACGCAAACACACAACACTCTTATGGTATGTGGGCAACTCCGCCAGACATAGATACTAGAGTACTTGTAATTTTTGCAGAAGGAAAAATTGATCAAGCATTTTGGATAGGATGTATTCAAGATGCATATGCAAACCATATGATTCCTGGTATTGCGTCATCTGAACAAACTAAAACAAAAGATGTAAAAGGCCATCATTCAGCAGGATTATCAAAAGAAACTGTGTATGGTACAAGTTCTGTGCCTGCAGGAGAAGTAAACAAAAGGGCATGGAATGTTAATGGCGGAAATTACGATAAGATTTCAAAACCCATACACCCGATTGCAGAAACATTAAGAAAGCAAGGATTAATACAAGATGATGTTAGAGGAACAACATCATCTTCAGCAAGGAGAGAATCTCCTAGTACAGTGTTTGGTATTAGTACACCAGGACCGTTGGACAGATCTCCGTCAGCAAAAAAATACAAATTAGGTGCAATAGATAATCCACAAGATCAAGAAGTAAACAGATTACCTGGACATACATTTGTTATGGACGACGGTGATTATCAACAAGACAACCAACATATTAGATTAAGAACCTCAACAGGTCACCAAATACTATTACATGACACAGAAGGAGTAATTTATATTGGATCTGCCACAGGAGAATCTTGGGTACAATTAGCGGCCAACGGAGCAATTGACATATATGCCGGCGGTGGATTAAATGTACGTTCAACAAACAACATAAATTTTCATAGTGATGCAAATATTAATATGTTTGCCAAAGGACAAATCAAAATGAAAGCAAAAGATAAAGTTGTTGTTGACGGAAGAGACATTCAACAAATTGCTGACAATGATATAAAATTACACGCAGTTGGAGGATCGCTATCAACTAAAGCACCAGCAGGTGCAATATTATCTTACGCAGGTACAGGTCAAGAACATCACTCCGGAGGACAGGTACACCTTGCAGGTACGCAGGTTCACCATAACACAATTACACCAAACGCAGAAGTTGTTAAAAATTTAGTAAGAACAGATTTATTATCTGAAGACCCAGCAGGAACAAATACGTTGGTTACGCCAATTGGTGATGTTAATTCTGCTAACAAAATTAAACCAAAACCTTTAAAATGGGAAGATGGTATCAATGAGTCTATGGACGGTATGAGAGTACCAACACACGAGCCATTTGAATATCATTATGGATTAACAAGAGGCATGAATACATTTGCAGGTGCGTCAGCAACAGACAATAATGTTGTAGCAAAATCTAAAAATCCTGATAATGCAGAAAGTATTCAACAATCAAACAGAACAAGTTCAAATGAAACTATTAAAGCAGATCAAGTAAAAGCAGATTTAGAAGAAAAAATTAAATCTTTGAATTTAGAAAAATCAATTGATATAGAAAAAATTCAATCAGTTGCAGAATCATTTGCAAAAGATTACGCCAAAGTATTTGATCTAGCAAACGCAAAACCAGAGGCACCGGGTCCATGGAATAATTTTGGAAAAGATATTAAACCAGTTGGTCCGTTTGATATTAATAAAATAAAATCGTCAGCAAATGAAATTTCGTCTATGTTTAAAGAATCAGTAGATTCGTTGGTATCAGGTGATGCAACAAATATGTTTAAAGATAAAGTTTTTGTAAACACAGACGGATTGTTAAATGTAAAAGGTGATTTATCAAAACTAATCAAAACTAAAAATCTTCCTTTAGACGGCGATTTATCTAAATTAACCGAAGGAGCAAAAAGTATTGCTAACGTATTAGGCGATTCTATAGTTAAGAATTCAGAAACCATAGTTTCACCTCATCTAGAAGGGCCTATCATAAAAGAGTCAATCTCAGTTGATGTAAATAAGATAAAGAGTGTACATAAACACATAGTAGGAAATAAAGTGGTTGCAGTTACTGAAACTAATACAATAAAAGATAAACTGGGCAAAAATTTAGCATCAGTGAGTAAAAACATAGGAAAAATATTTGGATTTGATACAGATATGTTTTCAAATATTGATACTAGTAGTAGTTCAAGTAGTGGATCTTATGATATTGATAAGTTATATAGTGACGAGATGTACGAACCATGGGGTGGTAAAGCAAACTTTGAAAAAGCACAAGACGAGGCATTAAAAAAAGCAAAATCCGGCGAAGGTTGGGGTTGGCAGAAGAAAAAATAAAAGGATAATGAACAATGGCTGACGAAAAAAATAATATACCTAAAAGAGGAAACGCATTTAAGGGGTTTAGTTCACGTGCAGATAATACCAACTTTAAATTGTACGATTTTGAGTTAATCAAACAAGATTTAATGAACAGATTGTCTGTGAGAAAGGGTGAAAGGGTAGAAAATCCTGCTTTTGGCACTATTATATACGATGCATTATTTGAGCCATTAACAGAAGCAACAAGACAATTAATAATTGATGACGTGACTGAGCAATTGAACGCAGATCAGCGTCTAGCAACTAATGAAATTATAGTAGAAGAATATGAGCACGGTATTGCAATTCAGGCGTCTTTGACATATGTTCCGTACAATATCACTGAAAAATTGGTATTCAAATTTGACAGAGATACATCTTTGCGCCTATCTTAATATACGCACATAATTAATACTATAAATATCGTTTATAAAGTATTATGGCCACAAAAAGACAAAACAGATTATTAGTAGCAGAGGATTGGAGAAAGATCTATACTTCTTTCCAATCGGCAGATTTCAAATCTTATGATTTTGAAACCATACGTAGAACTATGGTTGCATATCTGCAAGAAAATTATCCAGATGATTTTAACGACTTTGTTGAAAGTTCTGAATATGTTGCTCTATTAGATCTAATCGCTTATATGGCACAGTCATTATCATTTAGAGTTGATTTAAATGCAAGAGAAAATTTTCTAGAAACAGCGTCAAGAAGAGATTCGGTTTTAAGATTAGCAAGACTTATCAACTACAATGCCGCTAGAAATAAGCCATCGGTTGGAATGTTAAAATTTACGTCGGTATCAACTACTGAAGAAATAAAAGATAGTGCAGGTCAAAGTTTAGCAGGATTAACAATACGTTGGAACGATGCGGCAAATCCAAATTACAGAGAACACTTTGTTAATATTCTCGAAGGTTTAAATCAAACAGGACAGTCTTTTGGAAAACCATTAGAGTCTGGAAAGATTGGAAATATATCTACAGAAGTTTACGCAACAAGGTCTAGTAATACAGATGTACCAATGTATACTTTTTCAAGACCAGTGAGTGGTATAACAAGAAAATTTGAAATTGTTCCATCAACAATACTTAAACAAGATTACATTTATGAAAGACTACCTCTACCGGGCGGTTCGTTCTCATACATTTATAGAACTGATGGTGCAGGTGACTCTTCAAACAACACAGGATTTTTTGCTTTGTTCAAAGAAGGAACATTACAAGCAGAAGATTTTACAATAACAGATTCAACAACAAATTTAGTACAACCGTTAGGTGCTAATAACATTAATGATTCAGATGTTTGGTTATGGCAATTAGATGATTTTGGCCAACCTTATTCTTTATGGAAAAACGTTCCAGCACTTGCAGGTAACAACGCAATTTATAATTCCGTCGAATCAAGTGTAAGAAACATTTACAACACAGTTACTAGAGCAAACGACAGTGTTGATTTAGTATTTGGTGACGGAAACTTTGCAGATATTCCTATGGGAAGATTCAGAGCATACTATAGAACAAGTGCTAATGAAAGATATACAATTCAACCTGCTGATATGCAAAGTATACAATTTAATATTCCGTACTTAGATAAAAATGGTGCAAATCAAACTTTAACTGTTGGAGCAAGTTTACAACAAACACTTTATAATTCTGCACAATCAGAATCAAGTGCATCAATTAGAGAAAAAGCACCACAGGTTTATTATTCACAAGATAGAATGATTACAGCAGAAGATTACAATGTTGTACCATTAAAAGCATCGCAAGAAATTATTAAAATTAGATCTGTTAACAGAACAGCGTCAGGAATATCAAGAGCAAAAGAAATTGTTGATCCAACTGGATCATATTCAAATGTTAATGTAATTGCCGATGACGGTGTTCTTTATAAAGAAGAAACGTTACCTTCATTTACGTTTACATTTAATAACAAGAATGATATTGTTAACACACTTAACACAAAAATAGAAACAAAAATAAAACTACCGTACTCAAGACAGTTTTATTATAACAAGTATGGGTCAAAAGATCTTTCATTGTTAACAACATCTTGGAACAGTACAACAACAAGTACAAACACAAACACTGGATACATTTATTCGGCCGGTCCTTTGGTAGTAGGCCAATACGCAACATCAAATTTAAAATACATAAAACCGGGTGCGTTGGTTAAATTTACATCACCGGATACAAGAAAATTCAAAAATGGGAAATTAGTTGATTCAGCAACCGACGAGTCACAGGATAGACATTGGGCAAAAATAGCCTCAGTTGTCGGAGATGGAGCAAATGGTGGTGTTGGAAATTTAGAGTCAGGATTAGGACCAATAACATTAGCAGATGTTCTTCCGGACAATGCAGTTGTAAAAGCAGTTATTCCACAACTAGCAACGTCACTGGGTGCAACATTAAAAGCAGATTTACAAAATAGAATTACTGCATATGAAAATTTTGCATTAAGATATGACGAAACAACAGGTACATGGAAAGTTATTAAAACAACAGATGTTAGTTCAAACAGTACATTTAGTTTAGGGTTTGCAGGAGATGAATCAGGAACAAATTTAGATCAAAGTTGGTGGTTTAATTTTACTAATGATGGATCTACATACACAGTATCATACAGAAAATTAGATTACATATTTGAATCAGCAGGGCAAAACAAATTTCATTTTGATCCACAAGAAAAAATTTACGATTACACATCAGGACAAACTAAAAAAGATACAATTAAAATATTAAAAAACAATACACTTGTTAGTACAGGAAACGCAGTAGGCTATCCAAATGTTTGGCAAGTGGTTGATACTATATCAGAAGCAGATGGATACCAAGATAATAGAAAAGTAAAAGTTGGTTTCTTTGATTCAGACGATGACGGTGTTGTTGATAATCCTGAATTATTTGAAATAATGATTGAGCCTACATTAAGCGAAGCAACTAAATGGGTATTCTATGAAAAATTCATATCAACAGATAACAATATTGAAAGATGGAGACCGTACGCATCAACTAATTTTATTGTAACACAGAACGAATCTAGTATTGCACTACCCGGATCATACACAGACGGACAGTTATTTTACTTTTATGATACAGCAGAAAATGTGATTAAAAAATATAATTCTACAACAAATTCTTTAGTTACTTCAACAGATTATTATGCACGAAAAGGAAGATCGTCATTGTACTTCCAGTATCAACATTTTGCTGGAAACAATACAAGAATAGATCCTTCCGTATCAAACATAGTTGACATATATCTATTAGAAAGATCTTATGATACATTATTTAGAAAATGGCTTAAACAAGGTGGCACAAAACCAGCACCAAGTACATCGGATCAGTTAAGAATAAGTTATTCAAACAAATTAAATCCAGTAAAAGGATTATCAGATCAAATAATTTATCATCCTGTATCTTACAAAATATTATTTGGAACAAAATCAGAAGAAGAATTTCAAGCAACATTTAAAGTTGTAAAAAATCCTGAATCAAATATCTCAAATGCAATCGTAAAAACAATGGTAACAGATACAATAGATCAATTTTTTGCATTGAATAATTTTGATTTTGGAGATTCTTTCTACTTTACAGAACTTGCGGCGCACGTTCACAATAGATTAGCACCGCATTTATTAACAGTTGTAATAGTACCAAATCAAACAGGACAAGCATTTGGATCATTATTTCAAATATCAGGAACATCAAACGAAATATTCATTAGTGGGGCCACCGTTGATGATGTATCAATAATTGATGCCATTGGAGCAAACCAACTTCAAGCATCAGGAACAGTTGTAACATCGACCACTTCAACAACAACGACTTCAAGGTCTACATCAGCAGTATCAGGATCCACTTCAACAGGAACAGTTAGTGGTGCTGGATACTAAAGATGGCAGACAACGCAATTGACAGCACAAAAAGATACGAAGTAGTCACAGACAAAAACGGTCGTGAATATAGAAGAACTGTTGCCCACCTTCCTCATTATTACAGAACAGATGCTAACGAAAAGTTTTTAAGTAGCACACTAGATCCTGCAATACAAAAAGGAAAACTTGAAAGACTAGACGGTTACATTGGAAGATTAGATTCTTATACTAGAAATATAACAGACAATTATTTAGGTGCAACAACTAAAAGCAGAACACAGTATCAGTTAGAGCCAACTGTAACTGTTACTGACGTCGATACAACTTCAACAACTGTTAACGAAAAAATTAAATTCACAGCAACGTATGATGACTTTTTAAATCAACTAGGATATCTTAATGCACCCACAGATAACCATGATAGATTAACAAAAGAGAAAACATATTCTTGGAATCCGTATATAGATGCAGATAAACTTGTTAACTTTAGAGAATACTATTGGTTGCCAAATGGTCCAACAGCAGTATTAGTTGATAAAATTGCAACAGGATCAACAACAGAAATCGCAGTAAGTGTACCAAGAGTAGGTGTATATAAATTTTCTACACACGAAGCAAAAGATAATCCTTCAATAACATTGTACAGAGGTAACACATATAAATTTAAAGTTGACGCAGTTGGACATCCTTTATGGATAATGACAGAGCCAGTATCGTCAGGCAAAGCATCAGACGGCAGTACATCAATATTGTACACAAAAGGAGTAACAAATCAAGGTATAGACAAAGGTACAATAACATTTACAGTACCAGCAGATGCTCCTGACTCTTTGTTTTATCAATGCGGTAATCATGGAGCGATGCACGGTGTTATAAAAATTCAAACAGAAACATCAACAACCAAAATTAATCCAACAGAAGATATTGTAGGTGCAATAAACTATACAATGTGTACTGGAACAGTTTTATCCAATGGAATGAAAATAAGATTTGCTTCAAACGTAATTGATACAACTACACACGGAGATAAATCTTTTTACGTTGAAGGCGTTGGAAGTAAAATTACATTAACTGATGTTGATGATCTAATTACTCCAGAGTCTTATGCAACAGAAACTACAATACTTTATGATTCAGTTGGGTTTGA